ATAACTTCTAATTCTGAAATAATATCATTTCTCAATTCTTTCAATTCAATACTTGATTTCATTTTTAAAAATTTTTATTATTATTATTTTGTTCGTTTTATCAATTCAATTTTTAGTTTCGCCAACGAACGCGCAACCAAATCGTTTTCCTCTTCTTTTATTTCTTTATTTTCTTTATACATTGCCAAACCTCTTTGAGCAACTACCAAATCAGATTCCGCTTGAGAATAAGCAGGATATACAACAGGGCTAACATCATAAAGTCTTTCAATCTTTGTAATAGTTCTTATATCATTCCCCTCTTCATCTGTAGTCCAATTATCACCATCTCTTGCAATGGTAAATGCAAAACTTGATTGTGAAATGTTTCCATTCTTCATGTTAATTGCTAAGTCTTTACCATAAGAAGTTTGAGGAATATCAAAAGAATAGCGCATACCTTTTTCATCTACCTCAACTTTTAATGTTCCTGATGTTGAACGTGCAAGAACTAAATTTTGGTCGTGGTTAATTAAAGCACGAATATCAGATTTATCAATTGTTTCTTGTGTTATTGCACTTGGAGAGATAAACTCATAGAAGCCTCCGAGATTTTCAGATTTACTGTTAAATACTGCTCCATAACCTGAAACAAATTCTGTTCCATCTTCTCTTGTTTCAAATCTTGATTCTAAATTAAATATTCTTTTTTCCATAATTGTATTATTATATTTTTTGTTCCAAATGTTTATTTGTTTTATTTTTTCCTCTTCATAGTAATCTTCATTGTCTTCCTCTGCTTCTTGTTGAGTTTCATATTTACATTCTCCAGTTTCTCCCCACTTCCATAAACCATTATTACATTCCTCAGCTGGCATCTTCCTCTCCTATTTTGTTTACTGTAGTCATATTCATTTGAAGATAATTATTATCTCCATCCTCAATTCTGTTTAAATCTTCTTTTTGTCTTACTTCATTGATTGTCATCCAACCATTTGTAACTGCTGTTTTGTAATAGTCAGCTCTATCTTTTACGTTACCTCTAAGTAATCCGTTTACATTAAACTTAACATAATCTCTTCCAACTAAATTTCTTCTAAATAATTTAAGACTCATTTCCAACTCTATCTTTGATATATAAGGCATTAAAGAATAAGAAACAAATTCTTGAGATTGCATCTCGATGTTGTTAAAACTTGACTTTGATAAATCTCTTAATAAGTGAGGTGGAAGTCCGAATATACGTGCCACCTCTTCAACTGAGAATTGTCTTGAAGCTAAGAATTGAGCTTGGTCTGGTGTTACACTAATACTTTTATATTTTAATCCCTCTTCCAATACAGCTGTTTGATTTGAACCAGCTAAAGTTCCATAATTTTTATTAAATGAATTTCTTAATCTATCAATTGCTTGTTCACTTAAAGCCCTATCAGATTCCAATATTCCCGAGAGTTTACCTCCGTTCTTGAAAAATGTGCTGGAATATTCCTGAACACTCATACCCCACCCAATAGCATTTTTACATTGTTCAATTGGAGAAAGTCCTGTTATTCCATCAGGACCAGTTATCATTTTAAAATGAAGTATGTTATCTGAGTCATGAGTTGTTCCTGAGTTCTGATCTTCATAATAAAGTTTGTTATCTAAAACGTAAGTATTTACATCTCCATAGTTCAATGGTAATAATTCCAAGACTCTTCCGTTTCTGTTTCTTACAATTTGAACATAAGAATTTCCATCAGAAAGCATGTCCATAATTATCTTTTCGTAAAAAGTAATTTTGTTTTGATAAGAGTTTGGTTGGTATTTTATAAGAAATGAAAGTTCAGAATTTACTTCTAAATTATCTCCATTTGGTTGTCTGCTAAATACTCCAACAGGAAGTGTTGAAATACTTTCAGAAAGTAATCTCATGGCAGCCCATACGGCTGAAAATGTTAATGCTGTTTCAGGAGATACTGCTTGAGCAGGACCAAACGGCATTGTGTAATTTATGCTTCTTGTTTCCTTTTTTGGTTTTCCTGAAAAAATGTTTTGGATTGAATTGAGTATTCCCACTATATAATTTTTTGCAATTATACGAAACAAATACTCATTTTTTGTGTAACAATGTTTCCTTTAAATAAAAAAACCCACAACTTTCATTGCAGGTTCTTTTTTGTTTTTAATTTGTTAGTAGTTGAACATTGTATAATGAATACAATTAAAGTTTTTTAAGTTATATTCTCTTATTGTCCATTTGTCTGTTCCACAATCTTTTATTTCACAATTTTGTAATCCAACAGTAAATCCATTAGACGTGCAAACAACAATTAATTTTCCATTTGTTTCTCTTTTAACTTCATAATTTTGATTTGACCAAAATACTGTTTCATTATTATCTAATAAAAAGTTAATTGTTTTTAAGATTTCTTTGTTTGATGAGTTCATAATTTTATTATTTTATTTTTAATTCATTAATTATAATACAAATATAACAACTTTTTTAACAATAACAAACTTTTTTAAGTTTTTTTTTAACCTAGTAAATGAAACTTTTTTAATATTTCTTATTGTTAATAAGTGAAAATTTCGTTGATTATCGTGTGTGGTTATTGCTTTTTATCTTTCTATCTCTACAAACTCTGAATGAATTGTAATCCACATATTTTCTTTTTCCAAAGAGTTCAATGTGTTCTTGTTCCAAAGATTCGTATGCGTCTTTTAAATATTTGTAGTCTTTGGCTCTTAACCAAAACTCTCTAATGAAACCATCTGCTGAATATATTCTTATCATATTATAAAATTAAAAGTCCTCTACCATCGTAAACTGAATTGATATCTCCCTCAGTCATGTAACTTCCCAAGGCCATTATTAATGCAACAACCCCATCAATCTTCTCAGTTGATTTTGCTTTATTCGGTTTTATGTTTCCAGCTGGATCTTCTTGCAAAGCAATGTTTGATAACATCCAACTCATAACAGGATTCCCATCATGAACTATCTGTTCTCCTAAAATAAGTTTCTCCAGTTCTTTTGTTGGAGCACTCATTGATTGAAACCCTTGTCCAAATGGCTCCATTGGAACTCCCTCATTTGTTAAGTCAATAACTAATTGAGAAGCATTCCATCTATCATAACAAATTGATTGGATTCTAAATTGCATTCCCAACTCCATTATTTTATTCTTTATAAAATTGTAGTCTGCAACATCTCCACTTGTTCCAATTATGTGGTCCTGTTTTAACCAAGTTACATAATCAACTTTATCTCTCTCACTTCTTTTCTTGGCGTTTTCTTCAGGGATAAAAAAGTAAGGAACAACAATAAACTTTTCTCCCTCTTTAAAAATTAAACATAGACAACTTATATCTCTAGTTGATGCTAAGTCCAAACCAGCCCAACATTCTTTGTCTTTTAATTTTTCTAAATCAACTTCTCCTTTACATAGTTCCCATTCTTTTGAACCTATCCAAGCGGTTTGAGAATCAGTCCAAATGTTTAACATCAATCTCTTGAAAGTGTTTTGATATGATGGAACATCCATTGCTCTTTGGGATTCTCTTTTCATGTATTCCTCTCTCAAACTTATTCCATAATTTGGATTTGCTTTTTTCCAAACTTCTTCATCAGTAATATCACAATCTGAATCAGCTTCATAGATAGCAGAATAAAAAGATTCATCCTCAATTATTCCATCCTGAACTTGCTTACTATAATTATAGACCTCCCAGCATATTGATTGTCTATCATAACCAGCTGTTGTTATAGCGAGGCACAGAGGACTTCTTCTTGATCCTGTTGAAGTTAGAAGGGTGTCCCATAAATCTCTGTTTGGTTGGGTGTGTAATTCATCAAAGATAATGCAGTTAGCATTGAATCCATGTTTTGTTTTTGAGTCTGAAGAAATAGCTTGATAGAAGTTTCCTTTACTTTCATTTGTAATTGAGTTTCTAAAAACTTTAGCTCTTCCAGTCAGTTCTTTATTATTTAAAATCATTTGTTTTGCTATCTCAAAAACAATACCAGCTTGAGCCCTATCTCCAGCAGCTGAATATATTTCACTTCCTCTTTCACTATCTGCAAACAACATATACAATCCTATTGCAGCACACAAAGTTGATTTCCCATTCTTACGTGGCACCTCAATAAAGGCTGTTCTATATTTACGAGTTCCATCTTCATTTTTCCATCCAAACAAATCTCCAATTATTTTCTTTTGCCATTCTTCAAGAAGTAACGGCTCTCCATGTAGTTCTCCTTTTGTATGGGAACAAAATGTTTCAATGAAGCCGATTGCTTTTTTTGCGGCCTTTTTATCAAAATAATAGTTAGTCAAAATAATTATTTATCTGAGTATTGTTTGTTGTTGTTGGTGCAGAAATTGAAGCTCTAGCAACTGGAGTTAATCCAAACTGAGCAGCCAATTTAAG